AAAGGATACGACATTGCCTCTAGGATAGCCAAATCTTTGCAGGAAAGTTCCTCCATCACCACCCGCGTAAACGGGAGCGAATAGGGATTGTTCCGAAGCAAGGATCTGCGACATAGAGCTTGGGTTAATATCCAATGTATCAGGAAAGAAACACATTCCAATGGCACCAGCCGTGGTTGTTGGGACTTGTGGGACATAAGTGTACTCCAATCTATGAATCTCATAGAGGCTGTAAGCATTACTCATGTTCCTCAACCAATTGAGGCCACCTGCACCGGGATAGAACATCACACGCTCTGACTGAAAAGTGTTGACAGAAGAGGATGAGACAACGTCAAACAGTGCCTCTGTCCTCTCCACTATCAACCCTGAACCGTCAAATCTTCCTGTGACGTTTGCGATGCCATTAGTCTGAGTATACGATTGACCACCAACCTGGCCAATAGAACGATAAAGCTTAGGAGCGTCACTACTAGGAGCCCTACCTCTAAGCTTAACTGGTCTGGCTGTGCCATTGTTAGCTACTTCAACTATTCTAGTCTTAGATTTTACCATGATAATCTGGTTAGGAATTATCAACCAGGAGCGGTCCTTCCAAGTACTCCTGTTGTGTAGTCTTAATGCACCTACTAAGATCACTACGCCGATAAAAATCTTCGGCTACTAGTTGGTTACTGGGGGTTATCCCAAAAGCTAACCAGAAGCTATACCGCGATTGATCACTCACATCGCGGGGCCCCTTGTTCGCCATTGGAACCATGCGCCAAATGCCCGCATCCAGCAACCGATCTAAGGACCGATCTTTCTTCCCAACAGCTCTATCACTGTGTGGGAACATGCTATAGAATTCCTGCATGATGGGGATGCCAGTCGTCAAAGCCAATCCGCCGTCCCTCATTGCAGAAAGCCACTTATCAATGTTGGATTGTTGATTAAGATCCAAGGTGCTGGTCAAATCTTTGGCTATACAAATACGAGGATCCCTGACCATGCGATACCCAAAACCATCCCATACGGGTTGCGTCTGGCAAAACACGATTCTCTCAAACTCATAGACGGGATTCTCGACTTTCATAGTATACCCTAAATCATTAAACCAGGAAGATATACTCGCCACCTTATGGATTTGGCTACGATCAATAATGACGACACAATCATCACCATTGTTAGCCAAGCGGAACTGCGGAATAGATTTTGACCTCGCCCAACAGTAGACCATGGCACACATAATGAGGCAGTTACCGGATGATGTATTCATATCTCCTGACATGCGACATCCATCAGTTTTGTACTTAATAACCCCCTCTTCTGTGTAAACCTTGCCAATGTTCTCCAACTGCCAGGCTAAAAGTCTATCCAATTCTTTGCCTCCGCAACACAACAGCTTCCAGACCTCATGCTCCCAGGATAATATTTCCCTGGAACAGTGTTGGTCAAACCTGGAAGCATCCAACCCGATTGCCACAGGATCCTTAAACTCATCCCACATGTTCCGAAGGTGTCGGGCTGATGCAATGCAATCATATCCCTTCAAAACTGTGGGGCCCCCGTAAATATCGGCAATCAACTTAAATAGTGGTTTCTCAGCATGCTTGATATAGCGGCCTAAAGAAGCCCCATATCTAAACGTCCTAGGCTGTATAAGCCTTGGACATGGATCTGCTTTAGCTGTTAAATTTATCTTCTCTACTTTAACAAAAGCATTGATGTGTG